TTAATATGATTAAACCAGCATACGAGACTGGATTAATTGATGGAGTTACGACAAATCCCACTTTGATTTTAAAAAGTGGTAAAACACTTATTGATGTAGCAAAAGATTTAATTGATAAATATCCAAATCTTGAAAGTATTTCTTGTGAAGTAGTTGCAGATACTGCAGATGAAATGCTTTCTCAGGCAAGAAAGTATTATAATATTTCTCCAAATATTACAATTAAACTTCCTTGTACAGTAGAGGGATTGAAATCTTGTAAAATACTTTCCGATAAACATATTAAAACAAATGTAACTCTTGTATTTTCTGTTTCTCAGGCAATACTTGCTGCAAAGGCAGGTGCAACATATATCTCACCATTTGTTGGGAGGTGGGAAGATAATTCTATGGATGGACTTGAATTAATTCAAAAAATAAACAAAGTTTATTATAATATGGTAACACCTTATAATACTAATTTACCTTATATTCTTGGTGCTTCAATTCGTGACATACGTCAGGTAGAAAAATGTGCGGAGTATGGTGCGGATGTAGTTACAATTCCACCACTCGTATTCTGGAAAATGTATAAGAATGTAATGACTGAAAAGGGTCTTGAGCAATTTCAAAAGGATTGGGAATCTGCGAATACATAATAGGAAGTTTTTGCAGAGAAATCCGAACAATTTTTATTTAATTTATATGCATAAATAAAAACATGAGAGTTGAAACACTCTATATGCAAAGTCAAAATCACTTTTAATACTCTCTGGGTAGTCCTGTTATGGGTCTACCCTTTTTTTGTTTTTTCTACTAGTACCATATGGACCAACTTTATAGTTCTCCCCAAGGATATCTTTATAATTTGCAAACTCTTACATCAAAGGAAGCACGTAAAATGTGGAGAAAAAAAATTAAAGAGCAATGGGACAATAGTTGTGCTTATTGCGGGTCAAAGGAAAATTTGACCATAGACCATGTAGTTCCAAAATCCAAAGGAGGTTTAAATTGTACAAAAAATGTAGTATGTTCTTGCCTTCAATGTAATGGATCAAAAGCTGATAGTGAGTGGAAACAATGGTATTTAAACCAAGATTTTTTTTCTGAAATTAATAAATCAAAGATAGAACAGTGGATTGATCATGAAGAAGATGGTAAAGTTAAACTTTATCGGTACAAGCAAAGAAAAAACTATATACCAGAAGTTGCATAATTCATATATACATTTAAATATCCTAAAAGAGTCTATTGCAATAGACTCTTTTTTATTTTATAATAAAAAGACACACTGGAGAAAAAAAAATGTTTACGATATATTCAAAGGATAATTGCCCATACTGTGAAAAAATTAAACAATTAATGACTCTTGCAAAAATTGAGAATGTGGTGTATAGTCTTGAAAGGGATTTTTCACGAGAACAATTTTATGCTGAGTTTGGAAAAGGTTCTACTTTTCCCCAAGTAGTTTATGAGAATGAAGTGATCGGAGGATGCAACGAAACTATTAAGTATTTAAAAGAAAATCACATGGTCTAATGGATAAACACATTTTTGAAATTCTTCAATTAGTAGATTCTGCAGTTGATGATGCATTTTTAAAGAGAAATTTAAAACTTAATTTTTATCTTTATATAAAACAGCACAAATATACTAAAAAAGAAATTGAAGAATTTCTAGAAAGCCCATCAGTTAAAAATATATACAATACAATTGATGATCTTAATGAATATGCAAATGGTGGCAATGATAGCATTCATAAACAATTGAGAGAAGCATATGGGCACATTTCTAAACCAGATGCTAGAAAAATTAAAAATTATTTAAAAAGTATTTTGGATGATTCCCAAAAGTATAAAAATGAAAAACGAAAAAAACGAACTAAATAGTAATGATCTCAATCCAGATAGAGGATTAGAGTTGATTTTATCGCATGGGAGGAAAAGAGATCAAGAATCAAAATTATTTCAAATTAATATCGATAAATTAATTCCTTTTTTTAAAAAAAGAATTAAGATTAGTTTTGAAATAACAGACGATAAAAAATCTTAGGAGAGTACCATGCAAGCAGCACTAATTACGGTAAGTATCTTTATATTGATATCTTATTTCTTTATTGGTATAATAATTGGATGGGTAACTAAAGATAAAATTTTTAGAACCCAAATATACTCTCATCCAGAAATGTTTGATCAAAATGGTAATATCATACCGGATGAAATTTTAGCAGTACGATTTGAAAATGACTATGACTACGACGACGAAGAAACCGAGGAATAATAAAAAAATTATTCTTGATAATAATTGCTTTATGTTTGAGATTTTAGATCTAGCATCAAAGCAAAGAACAAATGCAAAAAAAGTTGAAGTTTTAAAGGAATATGAAAATCTTCCTTTAAAAAGTATTTTTATTTGGAACTTTGATGAAACAGTAATTTCAATGCTCCCAGAAGGAGAAGTTCCTTATGGCAATTTAAAAGAAGATGCATCTGCTTCTGGTAATCTTTCTGATAAAATTAGAGTTGCATCTCAAACGAATAATACAATTGCTGAAGAATCTTTGAGAAGTAAAAAGACTTCTATCAGGAATGAATATACAAAGTTTTATAATTTTGTAAAGGGTGGAAATGATAGTCTTTCATCTATTCGAAGAGAAGTTATGTTTATTAATATTTTAGAAGGACTCCACCCAGAAGAAGCAGAACTTTTAGTCTTAGTTAAAGATAAAAATCTTTCCAATAAGTATAAGATTTCTTTTGACAATGTTAAACAAGCATATCCAGATATCCAGTGGGGAAATAGATCTTGAAAATAATTCATAAAAATTGTGATCCAGGATTAGCTTCTGATACTTCTTTACCATATACTGCTTATTTAATTGAATATATTGAGAATGATGAAATTAAATGGGACATTGCTGTATCTAGTAAAAAAGTAGAAATATTTGATTACTATTGGGACAAGTATAATAATGTCCAAAACATGACACAATCACAAGGAAAAGTTAATCCTAAACTTTGGGGATATAAAAAACCAGAAAAGAAAAATAAAAGAGGAGATGATGACTAAAGGTTTTGGTGGATTTGTAGATAATGGAGATAATAAAGCAAAGATTATTATTAACCAGAGTGAAGTTGATAATCTTTTAAAAAAATATAAGAAGATCAAAAAGTATCAGAAATCAAGTCTGTTTGCTGTCAAGACTATGGATGGGACAGAAGATTATATTTCTAAAATGGTGGAGGAAGCAAAAAATACAGGACTTTATAACGAATAAACTGTATCATATGGGCTGCAACTGTAGTCTGGGGAGATTATGTTGCGTAAGTCCCATTCATATAAATAATACAGTCAGCCCCAGACTACATGAAAGAATATTACACTTACGCATATTTGCGTAAAGATGGTACACCCTACTATATTGGTAAGGGTATAGGTAGAAGAGCATTTAATAGAAACTGTAAGTCTGTTAAAATGCCCGATAAAGATAGAATACTAATACTTAAAAATAATCTTACAGAAGAAGAAGCATTCAATCACGAAAAGTATATGATTGCTGTTCTAGGACGTAAAGATTTAGGTACTGGTATTTTACGTAATCTTACTGAAGGTGGAGAGGGATTTTCATCTTCCACTATGAAACTTTTTTGGGAACGTAGAAAAGAAAGTAAAATACAAAAGTGGAGAGAAGAATATGACAAACAACAAGTCTGTCGTGAAGAGAGACGAGAACTTCTTAACACTTTGATACGAGGAGTTGTATCAAACCGAACTTTTTATAGTGGTTGATATAATCACTTGACTATATACAATATAGTGGCTTATAATAAAGCCATCGTTCATTCGTTATTCCCGAATAACGAACGCAAGTAAGTCGCGGAACGGAGCGTTCATCCTATGTTTGAGTTAGCACTATTAGCAAACTTAAATCGTAATCCTGAGATGACTTGTTTACAAGTCAGAGAAATTGCAGAAACCGTAGTGGAATCTGAAATGAAGGATCGTGATAAAGAAATGTTTCTGACAAGATTATTTGGCAGATACATGACTTTAAAGTGCATCAAAGAATAGGACGCACACGACTGAAGGAACGGAACTCGGATCACCCTTATAGGGTTAAAGGAGAAAAATCCATTCTTTTAGGAGACCTACAATGAACACACTCAATCTCATTCGTAAGCAGATTCAAAAAGCATCTGCTCTTCATGACGCACAAATCTTCCACACTTCATATCGTGGTGTAGAATTTAAAGTTGGCAATCATGATTCAAAAGAAACTCATGGTGAATATACTTATCGTGGTAAGACTTATAGTAAGTAAATTAAATTTTTTAAGGATCTGATTGACAGATCCTTTTTTTACGCCTATAATTAATATAGTCAATGATGTATTATGGATAGAGAAAAACTAAAATTGATAATTAGTAATATGGAACTTCTTTTAGATTCTTTAAAATCTGAAGTATTCTCTGAACCAAATTCATATATGAAAAATTTTGAAAAAATTTCTGATTATGATGAAGTTTTTATTGACGATGATGATGGTTACACGGATTAATTAAAATGCTGAGAGGAACTATGTATGAACAATTAAATTGTTTTGAGGAAGCACTCAAACACTTCGGAACTAGAGTTGAGATCATTACTGCTATGGAGATGGCAAAGAAACTGACTGCTGAAGAAGCATATCAGATGATCAAGGATGAACTCAAAGATGTTAAAAAATGTCGTAAGCAATTTATTAAAAAAGATGAACGTTAATCTAATTTCAGTTACTCCCGATGCGGAGAAGAATATTGCATATTGTGCTCGTGTAAGTAATCCTAACAACCAAGAAAACGAAAATATTGCTGGACTACTCAAGTATTGTATCAAACACAAGCACTGGAGTATTTTTGAGATGGCATTTATGACTCTGGAAATCAATACTACCAGAGGACTAGCAGCTCAAATTTTGCGCCACCGTTCATTTACATATCAAGAGTTCTCACAACGGTATGCAGATTCATCTCTACTTGCCGAAAAGATTCCTATGTTTGATCTTCGTCGTCAAGACACAAAGAATCGTCAAAACTCTATTGATGATATTGACGAATTTACAAAGCAAGAGTTTGAGATTCAGATTCAAAGATACTTTGCTGAAGGTATGGATTTGTATCAGGCAATGCTTGACAAAGGAATTGCAAAGGAGTGTGCTCGATTTGTTCTTCCTTTGGCCACACCCACCAGAATTTACATGAGTGGTTCAGTTCGATCATGGATTCATTACATCGATTTGCGTTCTGCTAATGGCACACAGAAGGAGCATATGGATATTGCTAATGAATGTAAGTGTATCTTTGCTGGTCAGTTTCCTGTGATTGCTGAAGCACTTGGATGGATGGAACATAATAAATAGAATATATGATTTTTTCTTATGAAAGTAATAGGTAATATCGATTATCCAAAAGTTGCAGAACTCATAAAAGCAAATAATATTGTTGCAATTTTTCAAGGAAAATCTGAAGGTGGTCCTAGAGCATTGGGGAATAGATCTCTACTCTTCAATCCGATAACAATTAGAATGAATGATTATGTAAATAAAGTAAAAAAAAGAGAATTGTATAGACCTGTTGCTGGGACTATTCTTTTGGAAAATGCATCTGAGTGGTTTCATATGCTAAGTCTAAAGGAAAGTCCTTATATGACATATGCAATAGATGTTATTGAAGAAAAAATTTCTAAAATACCAGCTATAGTTCATAAGAATAATACATGTAGAATACAAACAGTAACTAAGGAACAAAATTATCATTACTATAATCTTATAAGTGCTTTTAAAGAACTTACTGATGTTCCAATTTTAGGTAATACATCTTTTAATCTGGGTGGAGAAGTGATTGTAGAGACTTTACGAGAAGCATTAGATGTTATTGAAAGATCTAAAATCGAGTATCTATATCTTCCAGAAAAAAAATCATTGATTTACTCGGAGAATAAGTAATGTATGTTTTAGGGATAAATATTTCGCATGACCCATCAACTTGCCTTGTAAAAGATGGTGAAGTTTTATTTTATATTGAAAATGATCGGATATTGAGAAAGAAAAACAGTCTTTTTGAATATCCTATTAATGAATATTCAGTTACCGGAAAAATACCATCATTTTTACCATCAGTTAATTGTATTAAAAAATATACGAATCAAATAGATTATGTAATTTTTTCTTCATTTTTAAGAACTGAAAAAAAAGCAGAATTAATTATAATTAGATCGATCTTAAACAAATTAGAAGAGTCAGGAATAAAATTTAAAACTTCAATTTTTACTGAAAAAGAACATCATCTTTATCATGCAGCTTCTGGTTTTTATAATTCTGGATTTGATGATGCTGTAGCTCTTATTATGGATGGTGGGGGTGCATATGATCCAACTGATGAAAGAAACGAAGGATTAAATGAACCTTTCAGAGAGATTGAAACGATATATGATTGCTCCTATCAAGGAATAAACAAGGTTTTTGGGCACAAACAAAGTACTGATTTTAAAGGTACACCAATAATTGATAATAAAGATATTTACACGTCAACTATGGGATGTGGTGGGTTATTCAATTTGTTACCTTCTTCTTTCGGTTTAGAATCTGGATATGATGCAGGAAAAGTAATGGGGTTATCTGGTCATCATTTGGGAAGTAATATCGAACATCAAAATAGATATATTCAAAGTCGCATCAAACATGCAAGTGTATTTACTTCTGATTGGTTCTATGAAGTATCACCAGGAGTATTTTCTACCATCTCAAATTTTTGTGACAAGATAGATGATTATAAAGAAAATGAGATTAATGATATATCCTTGACATTTAAAAATAATAGTTTTTATTTATGTGCAGCTTTAGCAAATAAATTGCAAGAAGAAACTTATAAACATACTGTGAGATTAATTAAAAAGTCTTTAAAACTTACAAAGAAAAAAAATATTATTCTTTCTGGGGGATATTTTTTAAATTGTGTAAATAACTACAAATATTTAAAAGAATTTCCAAACGTTAACTTTTATATTGATCCAATTGCTCATGATGGTGGAACTGCAATTGGAGCTGCTCAATATATTTGGTATAAATTATCTAAATCAAAAGAAAAGCATCAACTTAAAAATTTGTATATAGGACCATAATGAAAATTTTTTATGATGTAGGTTATAATGAAGTTCTTGATTTAATTTTATCGAAAAAAATCGGAGCTATATTCCAAGGAAAGTCTGAATCTGGTCCAAGAGCACTTGGAAATAGGTCAATTATTTTTGATCCTAGAATTTCAGATGGAAAAGACATAGTAAATATTGTAAAGAAGAGGGAAAAATTTCGTCCTTTTGCTGGATCTATTTTAGAAGAACATGCAGAACAATGGTTTGATATGTTAGGAATGAAAAGTTCTCCCTTCATGACATTTAGTTTGAATGTCAGACAAGATAAAAGACATTTCATACCAGCAATTGTTCATGTTGATGGATCTTGTAGAATTCAAACTGTAAATCAAAAACAAAACTATCATTATTATAACTTAATAGATAAGTTTTACCAGGAAACAGGTGTTCCTATCTTATTAAATACATCTTTTAATCTAGCAGGTAAACCAATTGTAGAGACTGCATCAAATGCAATTAAAACTCTACATAATTCAGAAATGAATTATGTATTTTTTCCAGATGTTAGTATGATGGTGGTAAAATGAATATACTATCAATTTCGATGGCCA